TTGTAGTCGTCTATTTCGTTCCCATACTCTTTGATCTTCAGCAATCCTTGATCGTTCTTGTTCACGAATCCAATCACCTTGCATTTTAAGTTGTTCTTCTGGTGTTAATATCTTCATGTATTCATTATATTTTCTTTGCGAGTATTTGTCAATGGTATTGTATAGGACTAACTCTGTTAGTCCAAGAACTCGTTAACACTCGTTCTTTCTTAGGCTTTCGCCGTAGGAAGACTTTTAGCAAATACTAAAAAAAATCTTCTAAGAAGGTTCACTACATCCAAGCATTGTGGTAAAGGGTGTTTCGTATCTTACCAAGCCTATTGCTAGGCCCTCCGACTTCCGTCATTGTAAACACTAGGTGAACCGTAGTTAACTTAAAGTTATAGTTTACAAAGCCTGACAAAAGAGTCTTCTCAACTTCTGTCAGCATAACTGCTCATAGATTATACTGTCCTAGCCTAACAGTTGCGGTTGCATCTAACCTACACAATTGAAGGGTGTGTTAAACTTATATAAATTTTGTGGATGCTATTGTGCCTAAAGTATTGCCTATGTTTGCAAGTATATATGCATCACCTGGGTGATGTCAATATCTTTTTGATTATTGCCCCTTTAAACGCACATAGATGCACACACACGCATGGTAAAGGTGTTGTTGGAGTATGTGTATGTAGATGAAATGAAAGGGGCAATACGGAGAAAATAAAATATGGCAATACTTTAATTTTTGAATTGTATCGCCCCTTTCGGAGAAACGATCAAATGACTTAAGAAGTCTTTAATATGTCAGAAGTTCTTTCCTAAATCTTAATCAAAAGTATTTATAGGAAATAAAAAAGTGAAATAAAAAGAAAGGTCTACGAGAACATAATATATGGCCACATACATTAGATGTAGACCTTTCTGTGAACGATGTGTTCATTTGCAAACAATGTTAACACCGTTGTGTTTTACTTAATCATATGCTAATAAAAAAACACGAACACAACGAGTCGTAACACATCGTTCAATAGTATTTAAACATACTAGAGGATCTATGTCAAGTCTTTTTTTAATTTTAAGAGTCGGTAACTTCTGAATTATCGGAAAAATATCTCCACACGCCACCGGCGTAGAATACTGGAGTATCTATTGTGGAGTCACCATCTGATGCCATTGCAATCATTCCATCCGCTTTGTCGGCCCTGTCATAGAGAGCACTTCTAGTTTGTGGATTTAATTGAATAACAGAGTTGATATTAACGCAACCTGTAGTAGGTGTAAATGTTAAGTCTGTCGAAGAACTTGAAATGATTGTGTCAGGTAATTGTGTGTTTGCTATTTTTGAACTTGCATCAATTCCTGCAACTCCTGATGCTTGATTTCTACCATTAATTAGATTTTTAATTTCATCTAATGCCGCTTTTATATCTGCTCTTGCTGACGCTGGATTATCAGATCCGGCATCCATGTTTGTTGTCACTATGTTTGTATCATCTGTGGGCCAAGCCATTTTGTTACTCCTTCTTTATATTATTTATTTTTTCACAACATTTCCATATGTATCTTGTGCTACAAGCGGTAGTCCTTTTACCAATGCTCGTATTTGACAGTCTGTTTCGTCACCGGTATTTGGTTTGAATAATCTAATTGTAAATGCTTGTGTATCAGTTGATACCAATTGTATCAAAGGCACCATAGTAACTGATGATGTTGTGATACTCGCTGTGCTTTCTGTGAAATAACCTTCAGCAACATAATCCAATTGCACATAGTTGCCCGGTGCGGATGTTCCTGTTGCATTTGTGTCTGTCACTGTTGATGTTGGTGTAACACCCACATAATTTATTGCTGTGTATTGTTGTCTTGTAGGAATAGTTCTTGTTACACTTGAACCGTCATCATAAGTGCTTGTGTTTACATTTTCTATCTCTTCTGATATAGTATCTCCGTCTAGATTAATATCAATACCTGTTATACCTTGTGGTGCCGCATTAGTTCCTGAATCAATGTTTACTGTTACTCGATAATATCTTTTTGCACCTAACGATGTAAAGTTAGGATTGGATGTTCTTGTTAGAGTAATGCTACTTGCACTACTCATATCTGAATTAACACTACCTTCAATTGTTATTGCAGGTTTGTCTGAACTAAATGTTGCTGAATCAGTTCCGCCATCTACTAGTGTATGCACAGTTATAAAAGGAACCACTGTTTTATTTGACCCAAAGTCAACGATATCTGATGTAAATTCTACTGTGGTTGATGCAGATAAATTTTGATACCATGTTGTCCAATTGTCCCATGTAGCATACGGTGATGTGTTTAAGTTAGTCCAAGTTAAAGTATCTTTTGGAAGATAAATGTTTTGATCTGAATCATAAAATCCTGTCTTTGCCATGCTATGCTCCTAACTCCGTTGATCCTATTGATGAAGTAACTTTATTTGAAGTTACTGTTGTAGCAGAGCCGCCAACGGCTGTGTATGAGTGGGTAATGGCCGCACTAGTGCTAACCCTCCACCATGATCGTCTGCCTAAAGCGTTTAGGACATATACATACGCCTGATATAACACGCCTTCTTCGAGATTTTCAAAGATAAATTTTGTGTCTTGTGTTCTTCCAACTTCTCTAATCATAGACGATGGTTCAGATGCTTTTTTTAACAACACAACATACCTATCCAGGAACGGATCATTGGTCGCTGTCCATCTAACTAACAATGTATCATCTCTGTTAAACGCATATGCCTGCTCCAATATAACAGGTGTGTTAACCATTTCCACAGTAAAAGGATCCGGTAAATTTAAAACTGGCTCAGTGCCTGTCATTGTAAAGTTCTGTAAGTCTTGCACATACATAGATGGTTGATGTTCTATGGCTGTGATAATAATTAACCCGTCCTGACCTATTGTTAAATCTAAGATTCTAAATGGTCCATTTATTCCAAATGGTTCATTGACTACTGTAATTAAATTACTTGGAATTAAATCAGAAGCGCCTAAGTTAGTTGCAAAACTTATTAATGTATTGTTTCTAGATTTTCTTACAACCATTTGTGCAAACAAGTGTGCTCTATATTCAGTAGTGCACCATGGAATTGCAAAACTGCTTTCGAGTTTTTCTCCATTGTCTTCTGTTAACAGAAGATCATAATCTGATCCATCTGGTGGATAAATTGCTTCTGCTGTTCCACCTTCTGTGGTTCCGTCTGTGTATGTTATTCTTACTCTGTTTAATCTGCTTGATCGGTCTGGTCTTTCTATAGTTATACCACCAACGATATTGTCATTAGTGAATGTTTTAACTGTCTGGATATTGTTGATGTCGCCTGCATAGGCGTTCAACTCACCGCCATGTGATACATCTTCCGGTCCTTCTATTACACATTTGAATTTGCCATTTGAATATGGTAACATACCTCGGAATGATTGTAAAATTATTTTTATATTGTTCATTATGCTTTGGCTGGTATCAATGTAGATAGGACACTCAAAAATTTTCACAGCGCCTACATAATAATTATTGTTGATATTTTGTGTTGTGGTTTGTAATACTCTGGCCGCATCTCTAAAACTGTCCCAATCTATTTTGTCGTCGGTTAGTCCTTTTCCATACATAGGATTTCGTAGATAGTCCAACAAGACATTCACAGGATTTGTTCCAAAATCACCGCTGGAAGAATCACGATTTTGTCCATATATGCCTTTTCCAATTCCTGCTCTTTCATAACCGTTTGAATCAAATATATCTTGTCGATATGAGTTAAACTGTTCCTGGGGTGTTGATGATGCCGTTGTCGTTCCATGATTTGAACTGATGTGTTCAGCATTAAAAATTACTTTTCCGTTTATTCTAACTTTGACATCTGGAATACCTTTGTAAGGATTATTGTTAGCATCTTCTTGTGTATCAATTTTTTTCCATTCAAACCTCATAGCATACCAAGCCAATCCAACAAATGCGTGGTCGGCTGTCCATCCAGGCGCACCGCCCGAACCGTCAATGTCAGCAAACACTCCGTCATTTGCACCAGTGATAGGCTCATCTGGATCTGTATAATCAACAGAATAAAGACCAGAACTGTTTGGTCTGTTTCTACCGTCGAAGAACTGACATTTTAATCTATCTTTGTATGGACCTGATGTTGGTTCTGCCACAACTCCGTGTGTGTAAGAACTTAAAGGCACATTGGTGTCATCTATCCATAAGGGAGAATCATTATAAGGAGATAAACCAACAATTGGACCCTCACAAAAAACTATTGCAACATAAAGATATTTGTTGTCTGTTCCATTTGTGGAAACAAATACTCGAGTGCCTCCAATCTTTCTTCGGCCATATATCAGTGGAATAGGATTTGAACCTCCCTGGAAGTTTAATAAAATTCCGTCTAATTTTTGTTGACCTGTTTCGTTTGCTATCTGTGGAATTGACTGTGTGGTTGAAAAAGGTGTTGAAACCGGACCTACAAGAAATGTTGCAACTTTTTTTACTGCTCTTGCAACTTTTTTAATTGCTTTTTTTATTTTAGAAAAAAGACCCATTACAGTTCAGTCTCCCAAATTTGATCAGTTTGAAAAAATTGATTATGTATGTAAAGCATATCTTTGACAGATTGATCTGATTGTAAATTTTTATTAGTAATCTTAATTTTAGAACAGTTGTTTTGTTTAGCAAGAACTTTGATTTGTTCTATCAATCTTTGTAAATGAATATCTCTTCTGTATTCTACATCAGTGTGAATCATGTCTATTTGAATATACTGATCTTTATTGTAAACTTCTTGTGCATACATTATGATTGCAAAACCTTTTAATACATCATTAGCAAATAAACCAATAACAGAATGATCTAACGCAACAATACATCTCCTTGCTTCTACATTTACTTGTTCTCTGTCAAAACTTGTGTCTATTAAACCTTTTTCAGCAAATGATTTTAATAACAATTCATAAAACGCATTGAAATCTTTTTTTTCTAATTCTCTAGTATACATTACGGTTGTCCCCATCTTATATCTTTTTTTAATGATGATGCAAATTCAAAACACTTATCCCAAGGATTTCTTGCTTGTTGACTTGCTGGATTTGTTTTAACTCCGTTAATAGAATCAAACTTTGCAAAATTGTTAGAACAAGTTATGCTTAATGTTGATGTATTTTCATCTTCTGTAATTGAATAACCGTCAATGGTCCCATCAAAAATCATGTAAACATCATTTTGAGAAAAAGTATAATCATCTCCCAACACTACTCTATAAAATACTGCTTGTCTTCCAGATAATCTTTTTAGTCCTGCATCTGATGTAACAAGTGCCGAAAGTGTTGTAGTATCAACTGCAGAAAATATAACATCGAAAGATTGAACGGTCAAATCTGCTGTTTCTTTTAAATTTCCAAAATTAATAAAATCACCTTGTGCAATATAACTTGTTGTTCCTGATGTAGGTGTTACTACTACTAAATCAACCGGTCCTGTATTGTATTGGAGCATGGTATCATTGCCAGAGGCATCTGTCAAATGCAATTGGATAAGATCAACATAATGCACATTTTCAGCATCCAGTTTTGTAACTGTTGATGAGTTAAGAAGTCTTGTTGTTGAAGCAGGAATTATTCCAGACATTTTATATGGACTCTCTTACTTCTATCTGATATGTGTAAAAACCGCCTTGATCTATTGTGAATGATTGTTGATCACCGACAAAATGCACTTTAAACGGAACACTATTGTAAGTAATTGCTTTGCCATTATCTGTGGCCTCCAACAATGGTGGATAGATTCCAACCGCTATTGTTGATGATCCGTCAAATGTTACATCGCTTGTCAACATATAAATTTTGTCATCGTCTTCAATTTTAATAAAATCACCTTTTTTCAGTGTGCCTGTCATTGGTGAACTGTCAAAACGATTGCCAATTTTTATCTCGCTGGTTCCTACGGCTTTCTGTGCTGTCGAGGCCCCTGCTACTACTAATTCGCCTGATGCTGTGCCTGATGTTGATCCTATCACTGGTGGTGCCAATGTGAATGATTCAAATGAACCATCTTGTAAAACTATAAATGAATAAAGTTCTTGGAATGCTGATCTTTCTAATGGTGGTGACTGTAAAGTCAATGACCAATATTGTCCGCCTGTTTTGGTTCTCTGTGTTTTGCCAGTCACAGATTCGGTCTGCCTAACTGTCACATTATTTCTAAAACCTAATGCTATGAATCCTGCCGAAGGAAATGTTCCACTCATATTATACCTATGCGGTTATCGCCCGCATACCCCTTTCTCTCAATGCTCTGTTAATTAAACCTACTATCATGTCTTGTCTTGTCATTAATAAATCATCAAAGTCTGATGTGTCTATTGCACTAATGTTAAAATTCAATGTCATTCCGCCGCTACCCATTCTGTCATTTGGAACAATGTTTCCTGCTGATTGTGGGATAAAAAGTTCTTTTCCTGCTTCCCCTGTGATGTATGGTTGGCCTGCTGTTACCGGACCACCCATCCTTCTACCTGGATATGTCTGTGACCTGATCTGTGCCACCTGTGCCATCCCTGCCGCGATAACAAGTAATGATGTAACAAATCCTAACATACCACCCTGTGCAAAGGCTTTGGTTGCACCTTCGTATGTGTTCTGGATCGCGGCCGCTATCTTGACCGCTTTCTGTAATTGGAAGAATTTTTTGTTCTGTGTTGCAAGTATGTCCAGTGTTCTATTTCCTGTTGCAATAAAGATGTCCAACATCTCTTCTTGAGATGCTTTGTGTATTTCTCCTTCTCTGTATTTGCCTTGTTTGAATAATTCTAATTTATCTTTCCTGTCCGCTTCCATGGCTTCAGCGGCTTCTCTGGCTTCTCTGATTGCGTCTGCGTTTGCGGCTTTCTCAATTTCATTTCTTTTGTTTGCATAAAATTTAGTGATCTCTGCTCTGCCTTTGGCCGCATCTTCTTCTGAGAATGATCTATTCTTGAGACCATCTTGAATTATTTTTAATTTTTCTTGTTCTTTTCTTGCAAGTTTTTGTAATTCTGTTTCATTTAATTTTAGTATTTCATCCAAAGATTTTTTGTGTTCTTTGGCAAGTTTTATTTGTGCCTTTCTTGCTTTCTCTTGTTCTTTGGCTAATTCTTTTTGTTTCTTGGCCGCTATCTGGATTTGGTCTTCATAGTTTTCATATGATTTGACACCTTCATCGACTGTTTCATTTAAATCGTCTTGTGATTCTTCTGCATCATCTGTGATGTGCATATATGTTGCAACTGCTCCACCAACTGCAATTACTGCCGACGCAATTTTTAATAATGGATTTTTTCCTAATACTTTGTTAAACAATGCCGCCGCCGTGGACGCACCTTTTATAGCAAGTGCCAATCGACCAAACATCATTACCATGTTTGCTATTGCCAATCCGGCAAAACTAGCAATCAAGATATCAATGTTTGCTACTAAGAATTTTATAGCACCACCTAGACCTTCACCTAATGATTTGATTAGTTCATCGTTGTTCTGAATAAATTCTGTTAGTCCTACAACAACTTCTCCAATGGCTGGCGCCAATGCCATACCAAATGTGTCTGAAGCATTTTGAGCCGCAATTCCCAAGTTTGAGAATTGAACAGACATATTGCCTAGTAATGCCGCTGTTGAACCACCAAATTCATCTTTGATTCCTTTTGATAAAGCATTTAGGATTTTTTTAGATCCTTCTGCTGTTTTACCAACTGCAGATAATTCTAATCTTGTAAGTCCTAATTGTTCTTCAAGGATACGGAATACCGGAACACCCCTGTCAGCAAGTCTGTTTAGATCTTCTAGTCCTAGACCACCTGCTGTTGATCTAGCAAATAGGTCAGTGATGGCAGTCAATGATCCAACTTGGTCAGTTGTGATTGCCGCTGTGTCTGTGAATAAAGTTAAAAGTTCTCTGGTTGGTTCAATTCCACTTGCTCTTAATTTTATAAAAGTTGTAGAAAGGTCTTCAACAGAGAATTGTGTTTCTGTTGAAAATTGTTTTATAAAATCAAATGCTTCAGCACCTGCTACTGCTGATCCTGATACTGATGCCAGTGAAGTTCTTAAGTCTTGGAATCTTGCCGCTGTTGTGACGGCATTTTTAGCAAGTGCAACAAGTCCAATAGCACCCAAGGCTCCAGCCGCAATTTTGGCCACAGGACCAATACCGCCTATCGATCCTTTTAATTTTTTTACTTCGCCCGTTAGTCTTTTTACTTCACGGTCTTGTGCCTTAATGGCTAAAACAATTTGTTCACTCATCGTTTTTTATTCTTCAACTTTCCCATTTGCCTGTTGGAGGCTTGCTGTTCTAATCTGAGATAGCCAATCCACAGATCAATTTCCAACACTGACAACTGCATCACTTCTTCAAGACTTTTTTTAAGTCTATCAGCCAACATCATGAGCAGTCTTAATTCGGTGTTGGACTCTATTCCTTTACAGCATCATCACCTGGCAATCTTAAATTGGCGTTTGAGATTGCTGTGCAAACTCTAGTGATTACTGCTGGATCAGCCTCATTTAAAAGTGTAAGTTTGTCAGCATCAGAAAAAATTCTGTTGCCATCTTTGTCTCTTGCTTTTATAATAAGACTTTGAACAAGTGCTTCTACGACTTTGCCCTGAGTTTGTAGTTCTACAATCTTCGATTCATCTTTGAATGAATATGTGTTTCTAAAATAGATATCCATATCCCACTCTTTGATGTGGACCTTGTGCATATTAGCATCACTAATCGCTGTTTGATAGTGGTTAGTGATTTTACTCATTGTTGTTGCTTTGTTTTGCATTGTCTATATCTCCTTTATCTATATTTTCTTGCAACTGCCTTGGAGGCTGGACGAGTTATACCCCTTGGCGCTTGACTTGAATATCCTTTGTTCAATCTAGATGCATATGGAACACGATTAACTACTTCAACATTAAATTTGTTTCGTTTTTCTAATTTCCATGCTTTCTTGGCTCGTCCAGATCGAACTGGTGTGATGCTTTTGGATTTTCCAAATGCATCTTTAGATACTCGTTCAACTAAATTCTCTAATGATTTAAAGATTCCTTTAGCCGCTTTGTTTGTGCCTGTAACTCTAACACTTAACATCAATAGTATTCCTATAATGCTGTCTTAGTTAATGCACCTGAACCAGTGAATGAAATTGAAGCCTCAACCATTCCATCAAAATTTGCATTGATAGAATGTGAAGTTATCAAAACATTACCAGACAGTTTTACACCTGTAGTCTCACCTGATGGGTATAATTCAATTGCCGCCGCATTGTTTCCAATTGCAGAGAACAAAGAATTTTGTCCATCGTCGTCGTCTCTTAGATAAACATCCATCGAACCAGAGAAAGATGATAATCCACCTTTGTAAGTTCTAGATGCTCCGTCTGAAGACATAACAGTATCTTCTACTGTGTCCATAGACTGCTCTACTGAGAATGATCTTACAGATGCTATTGTAGCCACTGCTGATGAATCGTCTGAGAATTTTACAACTCCCGCTTCACCAGTGTAAGTTCCTGTATTAGTCGCCATTTTCTTACTCCTCTATTTTTAAGTTAAAATCTTCCGGACCAGGAAGATCAATGTTTGTTTTTGGTTCTACAACTTTTTCAACTACTGGAGATACTTTGAGCGTTGCTCTCGGTCTTCTCGGTTTTGTAATCTTTTGTTGCAGTTCCGTTTTAGATGGTTTAAAGGTCCAACCATCTTTTCTATGTTGTCCAACCTCTCGGTTTGAAACAACCTTAGAATTCTTGCCTTTATACATAGTGATCGCCATTATAAGACTCCTTTTCTATAAGCATAAGTGACTTGAACTGTTACTACTACTTCGCCTAACGGTAGTTCTCTTTCAATCACTTCTACATTGGTTATGTGTGTTGTAACATTATGAACATTAGTTGTTGATTGAGTTATATCTCTGTCTCTGCTCTGTTCTAATGTTTCTTCAATTGTTTCAACTATTTCATTTCTAAGAGTGTCTATCTGTGTGCCTCTTACATATGTTCTTAATTGATATTCAATAACCCCTTGTCTAAGATCAGTAGAAATATCTTCTCTAGTTTCGTTTGCTGTCACTAATAATATTGCTGGAAATTGTGTAATTGCTAATTTTTGAACATCAAAGAATTCTCGTGAAACCTTTCCTAGAGAAGGATTGGTCATGTTCTCTAATTGATTAACTAAATTTTTTGCTATGTTTTCTCTGGCTGACATTTTCCATTATCTCTGTAATCTGTTATAATAAAATGTTTGTTGTTCTGCATTGTCGATAGTGCCGTCTGAATCTAAATCGTATTTTACACCCTCTTGCAATATCAAATCAAATTCTTCTTCAAACTTATTCTTGTAATAATTTAATTTGTTTTGAAAGGAATCTCCATCTGGATCAAATGTAGACAGTTTTGGATAGATGTAATAGGCCAACACATGATAGACAGCCGCTCTTGTAAATTGAGCCTCTACTATCTTGTTTTCATCAAGTTTTTGACCTGTAAGATTGTTCAACACTGAAGCATTGTATCGACCATATTCTGCTGTTGGATACCATTTTATGTTTAACAGTCGGATAATGTCGTCGTATGTTTTTTCGTGTAGATTTGGATTGTTGCCAAAGTCTTGGATACCGAACCCATGTATTTGTGGTTCATATTCTAGTAAGTCAGTATCTGTTGCAAATTGCGCCATGTATAAAGTCCTTCTTTATGTTTTATAGTTGTGCAGGTCCTACCTGCTACAATGTTATTTATTGGATATCTGTTTTTGAAACTCGTTTATAGATATAACAGGTAAGTCTATGTCCGGTATTTGATCGTTAACCACTTTAACTGTGTGGTTTTCAAACATCCGTTTGACTATCCTTTTGTGTGCATTTACATATTTCCTGTTGAATTCTTTTTGATTGTATTCTGATTGGAAAATAGACTCACTGGTAAGTCCCCAATCACATCCAATAATATAGATCGGTTGTTTAGGTTGTAGTGTTGCAACTCGGAATGCCAGTATGCCTGAATTGGTTCCTGTTAGACCATGGAGCACTTTCCAGAATGGCATCACTGCATCAGGTCTTGTGTAATATTGTATGTTTTTTTGTAGTTTGATAGTTTTAACAACATTGATATCGTAGGCACAAACGGCATCAACAGATCTTCTCTTTTCTATATAATTACAACCTATCTCAAAAGATTGTTTGGGTATTGAATCAATTAATGTTTCAGCACTGGGTCCATTTAGCCATACAAGTATCATATCATTATTTAATTCATAAAAAAAAGGGCGATATTGCTACCGCCCTTTTTGGAAAAGTTAATAACAAATCAATTATTAGTTGATTTGGTTATCTCCTAAAATTTGAACACCATATGCGTTGTGTAATACTGATACACCGTATCTAGTAGAAGCAACAACTTCGTCCGCTCTTAATGAAGCGTCTCTTTGTGTTTCAATCTTTAATTGCTCTGCAATCGCGATACCTAGTGCATCACGACTGAATACAGCATTACATGAAGATGTTGAAGAACTTTCAACAACATTTGAACTTTCGTAGATATCGATACCTGCGATTCTTCCAATGTAACCTTCTGTCATTGCTTGGTTGGCAACATTAGATGCATTCGGATTTACAAAAGTATTTGTTAATGCTTTTTTAACATTGTAAATTGCTTTTGGATTGAATACACCAACATATTGACCTGGAACAGCCGCCGCTTTTAAAGTAGCGTATGCTTCGAAAAGATCTTTAACTTCGATTTCGTCTCCACCTTCACCAATTGTTGCTGTGAAAGATGAAAATAAACCTGTTAAGGCTCTGTCATGGCGTTTGGCTATTGCCTCCCCAAATAATCTACCTAGGTCCGCAACAACATTTGATACTGAATGGTTTCTCGCCATATCAGTCAATGTAGTCATGATACCTGCTTCTGCTAAAGTGATATCTGCTTTTGTAGTAGATATCGCTGTGTTTGATAGATCAGTTGCTTCTGCAACATCTGCCGATATTGTTTGTGCCGCATAGATAGGAACTTGTAGAACCTTTCCTGCGTTTGCTGGAACTGTAAATTGTTTTACTAGTCCTGGCATGATCGCTGTTTCTGATGCAACGAACATTGCTTCTTGAACTATGGGTGATACTAGATCATCCAAAGTAGTTGTAGTTGACTCTGCTGACATTTTATATGTCTCCTTTTATTCTTAGTTAATGTTAGTAGCCTTGTTTCTTACGAAACTCAGCATACTGTTTTCTATGCTCTGGATTATTCATGTCCAGTTTGGTTACATCAACATTCTTAGCACCTTCAGATCTGGTGTTGCTTATAGAGCCACCGCCTGCTGGTCCACCGGAAACAAAATGAGGGGAATTTCTTAGAAAGTCTGAGACTAATCCACTTATTGACATCGGTTCACCACCTTCGGTGTATCTTGTTTGACCTGACTTTGTATCAATTATTTCAACTTCGCCTGATTCTGACATTTTAATTTGATCCCTTAAAAGTCTAGTGACTTGTTCAGGATTAATTGCTTTCATTGTTGATGCCGCATTTATTAATGCTCCGTCAACTTTGATCTTTGTCAGTTCAGAGTGAAGTGAATTAATTCTTTGAGTAGACTTGTCAGCCTGCTCCTTTAAAATCTTTTCAAACTCACCTTTATCTTTTTGCTTCTGAAGTTTTTCATTTTCTTCTTTAGCAATAAGAGTTCTGTAGTGCTCAACATCTACACCGTCGTATTTCTTTGCAATTTTGGTTTCAGTTTTTCTTCTTACCTCTGCCGCGATAGCATCAAGTTCTACTTGTGTATAGACCTTACCAGTTGTTGATTCAACCGTTGCCTGAGATGGATTGTTTGTGTTAGAGACTTGATCAGCAACCTCAGTAGTTGGTTGACCCGTGTCTGTCAATGAATTATCAGTCATCGTCTGTTACTCCTTTTTGTTTTCAAGGTTTGGATTGTCCCTCGTATGATTGTATTTATTAATAACAGAAGAATTCTTTGGTGTAAAAGGATTGATTGTATCTTTCCCTTCATTCATAGACGGAGCATACAATGACAATAATTCTAATCCAAGTGGAAGTGCTACCTTCCTAATATTGATCAAGGCTTTTCTGGCTCGAGTTGCAAATCGCATCGATGGATTATTCATTAACTTTTCTTGATTAGAAAAATATTCCAAACAAAGTTTTTTGAATTGTTCATGTCTTGCTGATTCAACAGGTTGTCTATACAGTCTCCTTCTGCCCATACAAATATTTAAGGAGATTAAAAATTAATCAAAGTCAATTAGGTTCCAAGGCATTGCTCTGCCTTGTGAGTTCTTTACCACTTCGCTTGTGTCAAGATAGTTCGCTGATCTTAACATTTTGTAGCCAGTTGAGGAAATCTTCTTTTGATGGACTTGGCAAGGTCTTACTTCTCTGCCTTTTACGAAATACTTTGGTTGTATCTGAACTGTGCCTTTTCTTGCTTTTATGCCTGCCATCTAAATCTATCTCGTTCATCATTTGTATATAAAAGGATCTTTTGCTTTTAACCTTTCAATCTTATCTTCGTATGTTTCTGTAATTTTGTTTTTTGTGTTGTAGTATTTTGAATCCCACCATGAGAAACTGTTATCATCAATTGTTTTAAATCCTTTGTCTCTATTAATGAATTTGTAATCTAGTTTTTCAATATCAAATTGAGATAACCAATCCCATACATTTTTAATTGCAAATTCTTTGCATGAATACACATCTAATTGTATAACACCATCTGTCCAACTGTGAAATGTAATTGAACTTGTATCTATAATAGCAACAGCACTCCAACCTTCGTTGCCTTCATGATCACCCCACGCAGAGTGTGGACCTGAAAGTAAATTCATATTAATTTTTTTTACAAGATCTTTTATTTGCTGATTAAGTTTATCTTCTCCATAATTTGCTAGAGGTGGTGAATTAACTTCTGCTCGTACCAACAGATGCTTATGAACTAGATTTGGATTCATATTATTTCTTTTTCTTTGTATAAGACTTACTTTTTCCAGTAGGTTTAGATTTCTTCCAACCACCTGATGCTTTGTAAGCCTTTTGTTTTTTCTTATTTTTATATGGCATAATTTTCTCTCCTTTTAATTATTACAACAACTGCATTCGCAGTCGTTATTACATTCTTTTGGACATTCATGATTACATTTTTCACAAATTTTATTTTCCATTTGTATCCTTTCGTTTTAATTTTTTTGCCCACCATCCTACCCAACCCCTAAAAAGGCATTTCGCCTGATTCGTAGATCGTTTAGACAACTTTTTAATTTGTTGTTCTAATTCGTGAATTCTAACTTTTAAGGATTTATAATTCTTGTGGTGAGTCATTGCTAAAGAACTTTAACATCTCTGGATGTAATTGTTTGATTTGTTCGTCTGTATAACCTTGTTCTACCATTTCTCTCATATGTTTAATCATATCATCCGTGTTAGTCATTGGTGGATGTGTTGTGGTATTCAAAGGTTGCGGTTGAATCATTTCATCTAATTCATCTTCGTCTTTAGCAAGTATTTCTTTTATTTTGTTATTAACAATATTTCTTGTTCCTGGATCTGCAGATTCCATATTTTTTGCAGTTTCTGAAACTTTCTTTAAGATATCCATATCTAAGTTTTTGTCTCTGATATGAAATGCCATTGGGTATTTGATTGATCCATTAAATGCTGTACCTTGCCATAGAGCGAACATTCTCCAAATTTGTTCTTCTGCTAGTTGTAAGTTTCTTGCTTTTTCACAAAGTTTTGCATCTAATAAAATAAATTCTGATTGCATGGCTACGCCACTCATCTGTCTTGTTTCAATTGCTCTAATGGCTCCTAGGTGTGCCATTTTATCTATTGCTTGTATTTTATTTTCAATAGATTTTAATATTGCATCTAGGTTAGAACCATTTGGTTGCAACAGATACGGTTTTAATCCTGGATCTGTTTCATTAGGCATTGATATAATTGCACCTGCACCTGCTTGAGCATCAGTGTCTGGTGTTTTAACTAATGTAGGGTGATTAGTTAATCTAATTAATTGTTCTATTTCTGATAATTCTGAGAATACTGCATTTTGCATATCTGCAACATCACCAATATCTGAAACTCCTACGCCTCTGATAGGTGATCTGTTTGCATAAACCCATACAGCAGGAATCTTGCCTAGTGGATTAGGTTTTCTTTCTATTAATGACATTGGTTTTGCTTCTTTGGGTTCATATTGTTCTAATATGATTTCATCTTTAGTCCAAGTTCTAACATAGTAAGTGTCTGTAGTTGAAAATGTTTTTTGATCCATTTCTAAGAACTTAACATATTGTAATTCGTAATGTCCTGATGGTAATCTTTTCCAATACCAATCTAAAATATTTTCTGGTGTGTATAAAGTCACATAAGGTCTGATGCCTAATTGTAATTCCTCAGATTTTGTACCAACTACTGTTTCTGGTCTGTCTACTAACACACAACAATGACCATACACTGAACTCATTACATTTACATCTCTCATAAATGATTCCCAAGTTCTGCCTTCCATATCGCAGTCTTCAAAGAATTGATCTGTTTCAGGTGTGCCTTCCATAGAACCAAGATCTCTCTTTGGATCATTTCTATAAAGGAATGAATTGTATATGTGAACTATTGATTTGCAATGGTTATCTAATGGTGTTTGTGCTATCCTGTTTTTATAATCACCATCTGACTCGTAAACATAACGAGTAAGGTATTGTCCTAATTTGTATTGAGCACCACCAAGGTATGATCTCATCAAATACTGCCATCTACCAATGTAATTTCTATATTCTGGATGCACAGGTAGTCCTTGTGCATGATAGAATTCATTGTTTGAATTTGAATTTAATAAATTATTGTCTGATGGCATTATCTAACTCCTACGGTAAATCTTTGCGTTGTTGTCGCTGTAAAATCTCTTGTTATTGGATATAAAAATGAAATTAGATATCCCAGTGCATCGTTCATGTGGTCAAGTCCTTGTGTTTTGTCAGGCAAAGATGTTCCTTCTTTATAACATTGTTTTGCAAGTGTATTTAATAGATTTTTACACTTTGGGTGGATTACAATACCCCGTATACCTGCCGCTGAACATAATTTAGAATTTACAGAGTTTATCCTGTCTCTGACTGCCATATGTTTGCCAGGTACTTTACAAACAAAGCCTGCATTCTGTAGTATGGATAGATCTGTTTTTCCTCCAGCACTTGTTCTTCTCTGTCTTGATGCTGGATCAGGATAAACCACTATCTTTTTGTTCTTGTATCTGTTGTGTATTTCATTAACCATCTCCTGTGTGTTGGATCCCCATATCTGTATTTCATCAAATATATGCACGATACCATCTTTGATGTAAGACACTACTGACGCCATGGGATCTAAGTTGAAATCCATACCAATATTAATTAAATTAACATCTTCAGGCACCTCAAATTGTTTCACATTGTGTTGCATATCAAATCCGTAATAGATAACTCCTGTGAAGGTTTCAAAGGTCGCCTGATATTCCTGCCTGTATGATTTAATATCAAGATCGTTTTTTGCTTGTTCTATTTCTTCAGGATCTACCCAACCACCTTCTTCTGTGGTGAACAACCAACTACGCCATTCTTGTTCAGCAGAGTTTTGTCCTCTTTGATATAAATCATGAAACCAATTCATACCTTTAGGTGTGCCAAAGAAACATACTGATCCTTTGGTATCTGATATGGTAGGTCTTAACACACTCGTCCAAGCAGTTTCTGGTATGTCTGATGTTTCATCAAAACATATTAGGTCTAATCCAATACCTCTTAATGAATCTGGATTGTCTGCACCTCTCAAACATATCCTTGATCCATTTTTTAAAAATATTGTAAGTTCTGCTTCATTAATTTTTTTAACCCAACGAAGATTTGCCAATCTCTCTTTTAATTGTATCCAAGCAATCTGTTTAGCCTGTCTGTATGATGGTGCCACATACCAACACACTTTACCAGGTAATCTTGCCATATAACAAAGTTCTCTGATCGCTAGAGTAGTCTTACCAAATCTTCTTCCTGTGACTAATACACGGAATCTATGATTGTCGTATGCTACTTGTTTTTGTGGTTCTGATAATATCATGCTTCATTTGTATTTAAAGCATTTGTAAGGATCGTAATTAATCTTTTGATTCGTCCCATGGTAAAGGAACA